GCTCGGGAGCGTGGGTTACCTGGAATGCCCCATCGGCCTGGCGTGTCACCACCACACGTTCGGTCAGCGCCAGGGTGATGCTCATGTCGACTTTTGAGCCATCCAGGATGTCGGCCTCGAACTTGATACCCTCGGCGGATTTATCCAGGTTCGTCATCAGTTCGGACTGGTTGACCCGCGCCCAGCCCAGAATCGGCAGCATGACGCTGTCCGGATGGCCGGCGAAGTCGGTGAGCATGATCTGCAGCGTATAACCATATTCGAACGATAAGCTCGCAGCGGCGGTGCACCTCACCTTGCCGGCATCGATAAACATAAGCAGTCGTTCGGGGTTGTTCTTCAGTCCTGGTACGGCAGCGAGCAGGTGCTCGCGAAGGCTATTTGGCTTGTCCATGGGTCACCTGGTGCTGGTAAACGAGGTCGACCTGGGCGGCACACTCCGCCCAGGCCAGTTCGGTGCGCTCTTGGTCAGTCAGCAGCTGGCTGTTGCGGCTCGGGGATGTCGCTTGCAGGGTGCACGGCACCACCACTGGACAACCATTGACGGTAAGCGTCGGCGCCGGTGATGGCGGGGCGCTGCCGCAGCCGGCGAGCAGCATCAGGCAAAGGCCGCTCAGCCCATTCCTGCAGTTCCTTGATTTCATGCTTGAGGTCCTCGATCTGCTGCTCGCGCTTCGCTAGGCCTGTGCGCAGCTCGCCCTGGAGCGTCAGCAGCTTTTTTTGGCCGTCACGAATGGTCGTCAGCGTGGCTATCAGTTCGTTGGTGTTGGCGAGATTGCGCTCTGCCGTGGTCTGCGCGGCGGCGATTTGCTCCTCGAGGAGCTTGGTCTTCGCATTGCTGGCATCGAGATACTGGTCGATACCCCAGACCGCCAGGCCGAGAACGAGCGGTATCGCAATGGCGCCAGCGAGCTGGAGCGGGGCAGGGCGCAGGTCAATCATTTGCGGTACCAGCCCAGTGCATTCATGTCGGATTCGGTCAGCTTCTGCACTTCGCCGATGACTACCAAGCAAGGCGATGCCTTGAGCTGGAGCAGGGCCTTGCGCAGCTCTTCGAGCTGGTCGGGGTCAAAATCTTCCGGAAGAACCAAGACATCGTTCGGGCAGATACGGTGTACAGCGAGGCTGTTGAGCAGGTGAGTGTTCATGCGGCCCCCTGAACGAGTGCACGGTCCTGGTGGCGCTCGAAGGAGCGCTGAAGCTTCACGTCGTACAGGTTTCGCTGGTAGTTGGGGCCGTTGTAGAGCTTGGCCACCGTCGCCCACTTCAACGCTTTCAGCGCCTTGTGCAGCACCTGGTCGGTCTCGATGAATCGCACAAAGGCGTCCAGCTGGTCCGCTTCGCTGCGTTTCATGGCCGTCACAAAGTCTTGGACGCTGGAGTAGCCGAGCCTTTTCCAGTGGTAGCCCATCACCTGGAAGCCGCCCCAGCTGGCCGACTCCAGCGCGGCTTGTTCGTCGAACTGGCTCGCTTGGGCAAGGCGCTGATGCTCAGCAGTACCACCGATGTAGCCGCCGGCCTTCGGGTTGACCAGGTTAGGCACCTGCTTGGCCAGGTCGGCAGCCCGCAGGTTCAATTGCTCCTGGTCATCTGCCGGATCCCGTGCCACCTGCAGGCGTTCGTACATGACGTGGCGCTCAAACAGGATGACGGGTTTGCCGTTGTCGAAGAATCCGCAACCTTGGGATTCAACCTCGTTCAAGGCATAGACCGCGGCTACCGGGACGCCAAGCCGCTGGGAAGCTTTGACCAGGTCCGAGTGTTTCAGCAGCTTCCGGACGTCCAGCCCCATCAGGCTGGCCTGAGTTTTTGGCCCGGCCACCCCGTCCGATACCAGGCCAGCCTTGAGCTGATAGACGCGTACAGCGTCTTCGGTAGCGTCACCGTAGTCGCCATCGGTCGCAAGCTTGGCGCCCTTGGCATTCAACTTGCGTTGCAGGTCTCGAACTGCTTGAGAGCGATCGCCGTGGCGAAGTGTGATCATGTGGCGGTTTCCTCTTTGCGTGTGAAGAACTTCTTCGCGGTGGCACGGGTGAACTCAACGCCCAGCAGGCCAATGACGCCGCCGAAAAACGGGGCTGCACTGATCGGAATACCGATCAAGGACAGGCCATGGCTGGCCGACAGGGCCAGAGCGCCACACAGAGGCGCCTCGACCGCCACTCGACGGATTCCGCCACCGCCGTAGATCACCCGTAGGGCGGCGATGACGATGGCCAGCCCGCCGGCGTATACGGCGGGCCAGTTGTGTTCGAGCCAGGCAGCGAGCCAAGCCCAACTCTCGGGGCGGTCAGGCATTTTTTTCCTTCCTTGGTGAAGTGGGGCGCACGATCAGTCCCATAGGCTCACCGTATGGCGCTCGGGCGCTGTTGTCTGGATTTCGGGAAGCGTGACCAGCAGGCCGGCGGGCAGCACCGGGCCATGGCTGGCAAGGCCAGGATTTGCATTTAGGACGGCTTCGGCCACCCCGGCGGTGCGACCGTAGTGCCGCCAGCACAGTGCATCGACAGTGTCGTTTTGCAGGGTGCGCTTCTGCTCGCCCATCACAGAAGCTCCACAGTGGTGCGCGATGTTCCCAGGAAGTCACGGACAGCCCAGCGCTGATCACGGCGGTAGTCGTTAATGGTGGGTGCAGAACTCTCGGCGTTCTTGCCGCCACTTGCAGTGGTGTCATAGCCACGATACCGCTCGCAGACTTCGGCGCCGGCTGCGCACTCGACAGCGCGCACGTACAGGTGAACGAGTTGCGAGCGGTCCATGATCTTGCCGCTCGGGACGTCGTTGAGCGTGGCGAAGCCATTGGCCTGCTTGGCTTCACGCCAATTGTCCAGGTCACGATTGACGCTGATGATCGCTGCAACCACTGCTGTTTCGAGGCGGGCAAGTGTGACGCTGGAGTCGATACGCAGCGTTTCTCGTAGCGAATCTAGGTCGATTGACGGCCAAAAGGGGTCGCTGTTGATGTGCGGTCCAGGTGCAGAGTTGCTTGTCACCTGGCCGCCGGCAATGAATCCGCTCATGGTCGTGCTCTGAATAGGTCGGCGGTGGTCGGGGCTTAACAGCTGAGCCAAAGGCGGCTGATCCACCCCGAGCCGCCGGGGTTGCGCGGGACGCTCGGTTAGCCGACTGGGTCGGCGATTTTCTTGAGGAGGCGCTCAGCGCGCTCCAGATCTTTCTTGCCGCCGCAGCTGTCGTGCAGCTCGATGGCGCGCTTCAGCAGATCAACGCCTTTCTGTACGTCGCCCGGCTGGCCAGGGTTCCCTTCGTCGAGGCCCAGCAGCGTTGTGCGGCCCAGAGCCAGCTTCAGCTTGGCGCGGACCTGGTCAGGCATATCCTCGTCTGCGGTGATTTCTTCCGTCCGCTGCAGGATTTCGATCGGAATGCTGGTTCCGGCCTTGAGCGCCTTGAACGAGGCCTCAGCCAACTCTTCAGCAACCGTGCAACCGGGCTTTCGGTTGAAGCGGTCGGGCATTTTCAGCCCGTGCTGCAGCACGTACTCAGCGATGTCCAGGCCACTGGCCCAGTTGCCGGCATCAAAGCGCCATACCATGACCGTAACGAGCACATCGTCCTGGGCGCCGCGACCAGCACTCAGCACGCCGGCAACGTAGTCATCGTAGGCCGGCAGCAGGCCAAGCTTGAGCTGTGCACGCACCTCCATCGATTGAATGCTCGACAGCCGCAGCTGGTCCTGGTGCAACTGGGCGAGCTGCATCTCATAGCTGCTCAACCCGGCCATAAGTGCGGACGGGGCGGCTGCCGCGGCCTCGAGCGCTGCGGTCGCCTTGATGAAGTGACGCTTTGCGGGGCTGAGAGCCATGGGCTACGCCTCCAGCTCGATGTTTTCAATCAGGCAGCCGAGGCCGTAATCTTCGACGACGTAGGCGTCGTTGCTCGACTCGAAGTTCTCAATGCGGTTCTTGCTCGGGTTCTCCTGGGTGTAACGGCGGCGGCCATTGATCTGCCAGTAGATCGCGAGGTTTTCCAGACTGGTGACGAGGGCCGCACCGTCCGGCACGTAGGGCACTTCGATGGGTTGCTTACCGCCCATGCGCTTTTGCGACAGGATCATGTCGGTAGCCAGTTTTTCAGACGCGGCCTGTTCCTTGTTCACGAGTGGGAAGTACTTGTCGTGCACCAGGTTGCTGCCCAGGATCACGACGATGCCGGTGTCCTTCCGGTGCCAAGGGTCGATCAGGTTGGCGACGGCGTCGAAGATCAGGGCGTCCAGGTTGTTGTAGTCGGCATTCGCCCCCGTGCCGATCACGATCTTGCCAGCGGTTTTGCCGTCCTTGAGTACGCGGGCCGGCGCGTTGTCGCGATACTGCTGCAGCCAGCCGATGTTCACGTCTTGCAACAGCGGGTTGGCATCGCGGTTGGTGTTGGCCGCAGCAGAAGTGCCGTTCATGCCGATCATGATGCGATCAAGGGCCTGGCGGCGCAGGATGGCGTCGCGCAGCATGGTCTGAAACTCGGGGTGGCGGGCCCAGGCGTCCAGCTGGGCGTAGCGGATGGCGGTGTCGAAGTCGGTTTGATGGGCTTCGTAGCCTTGCTTGTCCAGGCCGGATACGTCCCGCGGCATGCGGACACCGGTACCGGTGGTGTCAGTGCGGCTAGCGATCGTGCTGCTGACGCCTACACCGATTTTCTCGCCCTTCAGTTCATCGACACCGATCATGCCGATTTTCGACAGGAAGTCGCTGGACTCCTGCATGCGAGATTCAAGCTTCTGCTGGACCGAAGGGGCCACGGTGAAGGTCTTGGTGGCATCGCTCACGCCGTTGAGCTTGGCGATCTGTTCCAGGTAAGCGCCGTACTGGGCGCGGGTTTCGTTACGCATGGGTTTCTCCGGTAATCCTTGGCTGGTTCAGGTCCTGTGGGATCAGCAGTCGGTGACAGCTGCGTTGCCGCCACCGCCGGAAACCGGCGGGCGATCCTTCTGGGTGTGGTCTTTGGTGTCGCTCAGGCGTTTCACCAGGGCGTCAAAGTCGGTGCTGAGCTTCGAGAATTTGGTCTCCAGCTCGGTGAAGGCCTGCTGCCCCTTTTCCAGGGCTTCGGCCTGCTCGGCGCCGTGGGTGGCCAGCTGGTCAATCAGCTCACCCAGCGCACCGAAGTTGGCAGCATCCTTGCCATCCTTTTCCTTGCTCTTGTTGAGGAGGCCACTGACCTTGGCCCGCAGCTCGGCGAACATGCCCGGGTTGTCAGAAACCTCTTCGAATTCGAGAGCCGTTTCCTCGGCCACGCTGAAGATGTTGTCTTTATCCTTTTTGTTGCCTGCTCGGAAGGACAACGCCTCGGTGCCCAGGCTTGCAGGGGTATCGGTTACTGCGAGGCCTACCAGGTAAGCTTTTCCGCTATCCGCGAAACTCGGCTGCACCTCGATGCTGGTGTAGATCTTCTGACCGGCCTTATTCAGGGCAATCAGTGCATCGTTCGGCTGCAATTGCGCGAACAGCGCCAGTTTTTTGATGCCGGCGATCTCAACCTCTTCTGCTTTACACGCCAGCACATCGCCGTAGGCCCCGAACTCTCCACCAGGCCAGTAACCCTTGATGTGCTCGCAGTTGATACGAGCACCGTAGGTGTTGGGGCTATAGGTGCTGGCCATGTCTTCGATCCAGCTGCGCTCGATGTTGCGGCCATCGGTGGTCGCGCCTTCGACTGCGACTCGGGTCCATTTGGAACGGTACTTTTTGGCGGGGTTGTCGGTATTGCCGGCCATTCTGGGATTCCTCGATGCGGTGGCGGTGTGCCTGGCGATGAGGGCATGGTCGGCATCGCGCGTGGCCCCGGCAACGCGCTGCACTTGTAGGCCCGAGGCTTACAGGGCTGAGAGATAGGGGATCACGCGCGCGGGCGGCAGCATCGGCGCCATGAACGCCACCACATGTGAACTGCCAACCGATCACCGCCGCCATGCCAAGCATCTGTACTGGCAGGGCTATCGCGTGTGCGAGATCGCCGAGCTGATCGGCGAGAAAGAGAAAACGCTGCACAGCTGGAAAGCCCGTGACGAGTGGGACCGGGCCACACCATTGGAGCGCATCCAGGCGGCGACTGAAGCGCGATTGGTCCAGTTGCTGCTGAAGGACCCGAAGACAGGCACGGATTTCAAGGAAATCGACCTTCTGCACCGCCAGTTGGAGCGCCAAGCGCGTATCGAGCGGTACAAGAGTGGCGGTACCGAAACAGACCTCAACCCGGAGCTGGCCAAGCGCAACCAAGGGCCGAAGCGCAAGCCCAAGCGTAACGAGATCGATGAGGAGCAGGTCGAGAAGCTGCTTGAGGCGTTCCTAGATGGTTGTTTCGATTACCAGAAGGATTGGTACCGAGCTGGCAACCAGCGCACCAGGGCGATACTCAAATCGCGGCAGATCGGCGCAACCTTCTACTTTGCCCGGGAAGCCTTGATCGATGCGCTCACGACCGGGCGCAACCAGATTTTTCTGTCGGCCAGCAAGGCCCAAGCGCATATCTTCAAGGCTTACATCCAGGCCTTCGCCCGAGAC